GATGATTGCAACAACTCTCACTCAGAGATGAAACTTGCTTCAGGCACATTTCAGTCAGTTTCAGGCAACGGCGGATCTGTACTTGAATTCGATAGAGTTTTAGTTCGGGGGCATATAGAGCAACCGATTTGGGATGCTGCTTTGGCATCTGCCGATGACGCCCTTGTTTTGGTACAATGGCTCGAATCACTTAGAACTTAGGAGACACCATGGAAACTTTGAAAAAGAAACTCTCATCACGTAAGTTTTGGGCAGCGTTCCTTGGAGCGTTGATGCCACCAGTACTTGCATTCTTGGGTGAAGACATTGCACTTGGTGAAGCGCTCAAGCTTTCTGCTGGCGTGTGTGTTTCTTATATCCTTGGTCAAGGATATGTAGATGCAGCCGAGAAGAAAGCTGTAGCCGCAGATTCTGAGTAGTAGGAGATTATCATGCCTGGTATGACAAAAGAACAAGAAGAGAAGTTGGCTCAAATCAATGCTACCGAAGGTGGTAAAAAAATGAGCCCTGCTCAAAAAGCTGTTGTTTTGAAGTTTGGAACCATTGAAATTCAAGGAGAAAAACCATCTCCAGATATGGATATTGGCCCACTTAAAAGAATGGGTGAAGACTTGCCGACAACAGAGATTGGGCAGGGTCCAAAAATGACTCCAAAGCCTCGAACGATGGGGTCTGAATAGTAAATGGCTACATCGACCACTAAGTTTGAAGATGCGTTTGACTACAAGGTGGTCCGTGAAACTGTGTGTAACAACACGGCCATCGTCAACGTTACCTCTGCTCCAGGGTCGATATGGTTTTGAGGGTTGAGGGTAGCACCACGACTGTTTTCAACATTCCAGATGGATTGGATTTTACCTACTTGAGTTTTGCTTGCACACTGAATCAAGACCCAACAGACAACACTGCACTCACAGCGAACAGTGGTGCCACTGTCGATGTGAAAATCGTTTGCACTTGAGGTAACTATGGCCGCTACATCAACATCTTCGATTACTGAGCTCGGCGGAAAATATGTTCTTGATCGTCAGTGCGGAGTAACAAATGGTGCAACAACCAACATAACTGGCAGCACCGGCAGTATCTTTATGATTCAAATAAATAATGAAGCAAACTCATCGCCTTCATATTTGAAGATTCGAGACAATACAGCTGCTACACCAGCGACACAAACAAGCAATGGTGTGGGAACCCCTCATTTTACATTCAAAGCTCCCGCCCACACAAAGATCACATATGCGATTCCTGGTGGGGCTGCGTTTACACAAGCATTATCCATGTGGTGTACAACAGGCACTGCAGTAGGTAACGAGGGAAATCCAGCTAGCGCGGTGATTGTAAAGCTTATTACTTCTTAAAAACATGAACGGAATTTCTAAAATGGAACCAGTAACTCTTACACTAATCGCCGTACTTGCGTCTTTAGGCGTTGGTTTCGGTGCTGGCTGGGGCTTGAAGCCTGATGCTGGCGCAAAAGCGATTGAGGCGCAAACAGAGGCCATTAAAGAGCTCAACAATGGTAACGAAGCGCTCGTCACTAAGGTTCAAGAAGTTGCTGTAGAAGAAGCTAAAAGAGAATCTGCAATTGCGAGCAAATTGACTGACATGCCGCCACCCTGCATCAAAGAAGTCGGGGGAGATCCTATGTCATTGCAGTGTATGTGGGCCCTGTGTATTCGAACGGGTGAAACAGATAAGCAACGATGCGAGCCATCCAAGTTGACGGATAAGTTACTCGGGTCTTATAACTGTATTGAACAATAGTGATTTCGAGGTCGTTATGGAACTGAAAGATTTAGCTGTACCTGGACTCACTGTAGTTTTTGCTGCTGGTGTTTCTTTTGCTTCTCTTGAATCTGCTGCTTCTGATATTGAAGAAGTTGATCAGCGCCTTGAGGTTCTTGAGTCCAAGGCCGGAAAGCAAGAGGTGGTTGATGTTAAGATTGAAGGCATTGAGCAACGTCTGGAAAAGATGGAAGACATTGTTCAAAAGATGCTGGATAACCAGCAAAAGCAAGCCATCAATATTGCCCAAATCTGCCAAGCCACCAACGCAGAATGTAGCTCGTAAAATGCGCCCATTTCTTCTTGATTATGTCGAATCTCTCGGACACACCGTATTTGAATCAGGTGAGTACAACCTGAATATAATCGGTATCCGTAATCGAAATCACAAGGCAAACAGCTTTGATGATCGCATTTGCGTAGTGTTTAAAGATGAACAGGGCTGGATCACTCGTACATGGGAATGCACCACTGAGCCAGGTAGATACTGGCTTGAAAACCCCACCCGTGTTGAAGGTACTGCTATTCTTGTACCTGGGCAATATCGATCTGTTTGGAAGATCGACAAGCACCAGGGAAAATATGATGCGCTCTGCCAGAGGAACGGTACGGTCAAGACTTACCGGGACAGCAATAAAGACGACGTTATTGATCTTGATGTACAGTCTATTACTGAAGGCTATTATGGCATCAATATCCACAAAGCTGGATCAGCATCGACGCAAGTAGACAAGTGGTCTGCAGGTTGCCAGGTATTTAGCCACAGCAAGGACTTTGAAGAATTTATGTCCATCTGCTATGCGGCCCGAGAAAAATGGGGCAACTCATTTAGTTATACCTTGATCGATGAACCGGAGTTTTGATGGAAGCGTTGGCCGATTCATTACTTGCTGACGGTCACCTCGGAGTATTTGCTGCGTTTCTTTTGTATCAGTTTATGACCATGCAAAAGCGTCTGGATAAACTTGTGGAAGGCTTTCAAGAGCAGCTCGATGAAATTCGTAAAGAGTATGATGAGCGTTCTGAAAAAATGCGTGAACGGTATGATCGAGTCATTCAAGAGTATCGCGATACAGCAGACAGCCAGTCCAAAGACTTTTTGATTACTCGAACCAAAGTACACAACGATATCGTATCTAAACTTGATCGTATTTTAGATCGAAACAAGTAAGGAAACAGCAACCATGTCATCCCCAGCAGAAACGCCAACGCCAGATCCAACTTCAAGCCCTGAGCCTATCAAAAACGAAAAGTTTGACGTGGGCGCTGAGCCCCCACAGCTATCTGAAATGGTTGGTGTATCTCAAGACATCACAGCCGCAGCAGACGCAGCTACAGCGTTGGGTGGCGACTACGCGCCTATGGTCGCTATCGCTCTTGCAGGTATGGCAGTAGCAGGTGGGTCGAAAGCGTGGAGCTTTTATCGTGATCGAGCTGAGCAAAAGCACGAACAGGAGATGCAGAAGCTAAAGATGGAGGCTCAGTCACAAGGGCTGGAAGGGCAGCAACCGCCACCTTGTAAGGTAGCAACCGCAAAGATGCAGGCCGAAGTAGACGCACTCAAGCTAAAGATCGGTTCTATCGAAAAGAAAACCTCGATGATCTCTGCCGACTTTGACGGTGAAGATGTTGAGCGCCAAATCAAACGCATGAAAAAGCGTATTGACGAATTGTTTGAGATCAACGAACAAAAGTAAACCCATCCAAGTCGTGACACTTAGATGGGTTCAGATTTAATCCACGGATTTTTAAACAGCCTTAGACCACCTAAGACTATTTTTTGAAACACCACCAATTAAGTGGATTGCCACATGAGTGACAAAACCAGTTAACCGTGTCTACGAAAAATGTAAACTTGCCCCCCCCACCCGGTAGGAATCGCCCATGCTCCAACCCCGAGCGTGGGATCTGGCGATGTGGGTGGGGGGGTCAAGGGGATGTTTAGACTTTCTTCGCTGGTGCGACACCTTGAGTTGGTGCGATTGCATCATTGAGCATGTCCAGAACCTTCATGAGACCTTCAGGGGGGCCGTCATCGCGTGCGACTACCTTAACGTCATACTTGGCGCTGTTGTCGCTCTTACGGCTATTCTCGCTGTGGTTAGCCACTGAGCCGTGCACAGTCACTTCGCAGCTAAACAGGCCAGCGTTATACTTGGCCTTGGCTGTAAGGTCAGCCTTGCTGTCTGATGTGGTCTTGCTCGACGTAGAAGACTTGACCTCCATGGTGAATCGTACTTCAGCTTCTTTGACCGACAGAGCAGGTGTATTGATGATGGCGAGCAGTGGAACCTGGAGATCCACCTTTTCCATCGTCGTGTTTCCGGCAGCGTCTTGAACGGGCTTGTTGAAACCAAAGTCCACGGTACGGGCAGACAAGTTGCCTTTGCCATCGTCATTCAGACCAACATCTTTGATGAAGTCGCTGGATGCTTTAGCAAGCAGTGTTTGTGCTGAACAAGCAGCTTTAAGTGGGCCACCAATGAGTTGATCCATTGGAAGACCACCAAACTGTGATGACATTTGTACGAGGCCGGAATCTGCCATGATGCTCTCCTATGGAAGCAATTTAATTAATTGATCGTCGATTCTTGCATAACCCTCTGGAGGCTCACTGCCCTTGAAGATCAGCTTGAGTTTAGCAGCATTGCTCTCTTTTTTAAACCACGATGGAGCATTGGAGCACGGTCGAACCATTAGTTTGCCTTGCTTCTTGTCTGCAGTGAGACCAGATATCTCCACAGACATCTCAACTTCAAGCGTATCGACACGCAAACTCTGCCCAGTCGTAAGCGACTGAAGAGGGACCGGTATTCTTTTTTGTACCAGTACTCCATCTTCCCATGTTGGGATTTCCATGACGACCATGCGAGGTGCATATATGTGTCTTCCGTTGTCATCGGTGACAGGATCTCCATTCTCATCAACTTTCAACTCCCAGAACTCCTGGTTCGTTATCGAATCCAGCTCATGTCGCTCTGCGATGTCGGTTGCGGCCATAACCGCTGATTGAATGGAGTGGACGATGTCGTCCAAAGAATGATCAGGCATTTTTCAAACCATAGTTATCTTTTGCCCAACCATCTCCTTTGAGCGAGAAGCTGGTCAAAGCAACTTTCTTATTCATCTGTTGCTTGCACTTCTCGCAATGTGGCCACTTGTCGCCAAACTTTTGGAGAACCTCTAAAGCTTGGCCACAAGAGTTACATTCGAAAACGTATATTGGCACGCCCTATCACTCGCTAAAATCGGTC